ACTTGGACGCCTACTAACGGTCTTATAATTCTTTATGGCTTCTGGTAGGTCTCACCCAGAATTATTCCTAACGCATGTCGCGCATAGCATCAAAGACCAATGGGCCATTACTTGCATATACATCCATAAAAATCACCCGTGCCATCTTTCATGACATGAGCATTAATTGGATAGTCATAATAAGTTGTCAAATGTAATCTAAGTATATCACAAAGATCAAAGCAATTTACTTCACTTAATAACTCTATACCTTTGGTCATCTCTTTTGTTACTTCTACCAGATGATACAGTCCGTCGTTCAATAGTATTAAGTCCATTTACAAACTCCTTTATGTATTTATACCAAAGATCTTTATATTTAGGATCTTTAGTTTTGTTCCAAAGATCAGCTAATTTATCAATCTTCTGAAGTGTCACCATGTTTTTTCTGTCCCCATTTAATAATCTTATTAAAGTTTTTAGCTTTAATATCTATTTTTGGTCCATATTTCTTCCACTCTTTAGCTACTAAATTTAACTCTACTAATAATAGTGGCCATTGTTTAGAAGATATATTACTTACTTTTATGTTTATTTCTTTCATATTCTTTATATAGGATATCTAGGGATGTTTGTCAACCCCTACCTTGGCCACGATACTTCTTTTTTTTCATTCTTTTTGTAGCTTTGTTTAAATTCTTCTTGTGCCTTCCAGGTCTCTTTCTAGGTTTTTGTTTATGGTATAAATTTACACCAAACTGTGCTCTTTTAGCCATTTTTAGTGGTTATTTCTATATCTTTCCGTATATCTGTAGTTGGAATATATGATATTTTTCCATTGATATACTGTCTTAAATCCCCACCGCAAGTTATACATCTATATATTTCTTTAGTTAAAGATATTAACATAGTATCTTCTTTACAAGTAGGACAAACGCCTTGAACAACTTCTGTTTTACTTAATTGTAAATCTTTAAATGACATTAGTTTGCTAATGGATTGGTAGCTTTAACTTTAATTTCTTCTATTTGTATTTTTAGTAATTCTATTTCTTTAGAATTGACCATAGGTTTAGTATGAGCATGGTCAATAGGGTGATCGTGTTCTACAAAATCATGACTGTGTGATGTGTCAACGTTTTCTAGTTTATTAACTTTTTCTTCTAATACTGCAATAGAACTTTCAATTGCTGATGTATCAACAACTGCTTGTTCTTGTGATTCTATTGCTTCTAATTTAGTCACAATTTCACCATATTTAACAAAGCCACCACCAATTGCAACGATGGCTGCTATCAAAGCTGCTATTCCTGCGAGTTGATCTTTAAGTTTGCCCATTTTTTAACATTTCCAATTCATACAAAAGCTGTTGCTTCTTAAGATTAAGTTCTCCAAGTTTTCTAGCTTTAATTTCCATCTTATCATTTTGA